AGTACAATTGCACCTATTCCGGTTCCTTTTAGGGGTCGCCAGTTGCAAATAGCTGGTGATAGAACCTTTGAACCATGGAATATTACTGTGATTAATGATACTGACTTTAATGTACGTAGTTCTTTTGAACAATGGATGAACGGCATTAATCAACATGAAGAGAATACTGGGTTAACACAACCAAGTTCTTACATGGCTGATATGATCGTTGAGCAATTGGATAAAGATGGTACATCAAAGAAAACTTATAACATTAGGGGTACGTTCCCAACTAACTTAGGAGCTATTGAAGTTAGTTATGAACAGGAAAATGTTATTGAGGAGTTCACTGTAGAATTACAAGTTCAATATTGGGAATCTAATAAGACAACGTAAATCATCATAATAACTTAAGGAGTGCCGAAAGGCACTCTTCCTTAAGTGTTATAAATAATATTTAAGGAAGAGTGTTTTTATAGGATATTAAATGGCAGAAAACAAATTATTTGGTTTTTCTTTTAAAAGAAAAGCTGCAGACGAAAAGAAACCACTATCATTTGCAACAGACAATGAGGACGGTGCGTTTGAAATCTCCCCCACAGGCGGATACTTTGGTCAATATATGGACCTACAGGGAGATAAATTTCAAAATGATAAAGATTTAATAATGAAGTATCGTCAAATATCTTCGTATCCGGAGGTAGACGCAGCAATTGAGGATATTTGTAATGAAGCTATTACTGATGAATCTGGTATTATTGCTAAATTAAATCTTGATAGACTTGAACAAAATGATGGTATTAAAGATTTAATACAAGAAGAATTTAATAGAATTCTTACTATAACTAATTTTAATTCATCTGCATATGATTTATTTAGACGTTGGTATATAGATGGTAGATTATTTTATCATGTTATTATTAATGAAGATAAAGCTGGTGATGGGATAAAAGAATTAAGACAAATAGACCCTATAAAAATTCGTAAGGTTAAAGAAGTTGAAAAGGTTAAAGACCCTAGTACTGGTGCAGAACTTTCTAAAGAGGGAGAGGAATACTATATATATCAAGATGAATCTTTAATACAAACTGGTGAAGGATTACGTATTCATCCAGATTCTGTTATTCAGGTTAATTCAGGTCTTTTAAATGAAGAACGTAATAGAGTTATTGGTCACTTACAAAAAGCACTTAAACCTTTAAATCAATTAAGTATGATGGAAGACTCTCTTGTCATTTACAGGATTTCAAGAGCTCCAGAGAGACGTATATTTTATATAGATGTTGGTAACCTACCTAAGGGTAAGGCTGAGGAATACCTCAACAATACTATGAATAGGTATCGTAATAAGATAGTATACGATCCTACCACAGGTAATATTAAAGATGAAAAAATTCATCGTAATGTTATGGAAGACTTTTGGTTACCTCGTAGAGAGGGTGGTAGAGGTACTGAAATATCTACTCTTCCTGGTGGACAAAACCTTGGTGAGATTGAGGATATACAGTATTTCCAACATAAATTATATAGGGCTTTAAACATACCTATGTCACGTTTAACAGAAGCAGATGCATTTTCCATAGGACGTTCATCAGAAATTACACGTGACGAGCTTAAATTTCAAAAATTTATTGATAGAATTCGTGTTAAATTTTCAAATTTATTTTATGAATCACTTAAAAGGCAATTAATACTTAAAAAGATTATTGTTCCAAGTGAATGGGATGAAATGAAACATGATATTAGTGTTGTTTATTCACGGGATAATTACTATGCAGAACTTAAAGATTCTGAAATCCTTAAAGAAAGAATAGAAACAATTCAAATGATGGACGAATATATTGGTCTGTTCTGGTCTAAAGAATGGATACGTCGTAATATTCTTAAGTTGACTGATGAAGATATTAAACAAATTAACAAAGATAATAAGAAAGATCCACTTAAACCGGATGATATTAACCCAGACTTAATGGTATTACAGAAATAATACACTATGTATACAAAAAGTATACTGGAAATAAACAATTTTATAAATAAGATACAGAAAGATTATGAGCACGAGAAATTTAATTAATAATATAAAAAAGGGTGACGCACAAAAGAGCAATAATACTTTTAATAGTATTATGCATGATAAAATACTTGATGCGTTAGATACACATAAACAAGAAGTTGCTTCAAAGATGTATGGAGCATCATCAGATACTCCAGCGGTCGAAGAGCCTGCTGTAGAAACAGAAGGGGAAGAAGCAACGGATGTTAACGTTTAAAGAATCATTTAACGAAGTAATAGAAGCTAAGTTAAAATTACCCAAAGGTGAAAAGGTAGCCAAGGAATTAACCAAGCTTGGGCGGAAGAAAAAAACAACTGCGGTCATTACTAGCAAATTTAATTTATATATTGATGGTATAAAGATGGATACCTATAAAAATATGAAGAGTGCTGAGCGATCGCTAAAAGATTTCATCAATTTAATGGGAGCATAAATGAAACTAATTGCAGAATATACAGACCACAAACTTGGATATTCAATCCAAGAAGGTAAAAACGGCAAAAAGAATACTTTCCTAGAAGGTATCTTTATGCAAGCAGAAAATAAGAATAAAAATGGTAGGATTTATACCAGGGAAATTCTTACTCAAGCTGTTGATAAGTTTGTAAATGAGCAAGTTATCACAGGACGAGCGGTTGGAGAATTAAACCACCCTGAAAGTCCTGCCATTAATTTAGATAAAGTTTCTCACAGAATTACTGAACTTAAATGGGACGGTAATAATGTGATGGGAAAAGCACTTATATTAGATACCCCTATGGGTCAAATTGTCAAAGGTTTGGTTGAAGGTGGTGTTCAATTAGGAGTGTCAAGTCGTGGTATGGGAAGTTTGGATTTTAAAAATGGTGCCAATTATGTTAGGGATGACTTCATGCTTAACACTATTGATATTGTTCAGGACCCCTCTGCCCCTAATGCATTTGTAAATGGCATTATGGAAGGAGTTAATTGGGAAATGGACACACCAGGTCATTATATCCAGACTATTGAAAAAGGTGAGACAGAAGTGATAGAGCCTAAATTGTTCTCGGAAGAGCAACAATCTACGGGTTTTGAGCATTTCCTCTCTAAACTATAATCTCTAGAAGGAGAAAACAATGTCTGAAATTAAAGACGAAATTGTTGACGAAACTGTAGATGAGGTTATTGTTGAGGATACGCAAGTAGAAGCAGAAGAAGTCATTGAGACTCCTGATGCACCTCTAACAGCAGCTCGTACAGTATCAGCAATTAAAGCTTCTTTGGCAGAAATGTCAAAAGAAGGCCTTGACGAAATCTTCGAAGCAGCAGAAAAAGCTAAAGCAAAAGCTAAGGTGGAAGCTGAGGACGAAGAAGAGGACGATGAGGAAGATGATGAAGACGAAGGAGATGTAGAAGAAAAAAGTAAGTCTAAGAAGGAAAGTAAAAAATCCGACCTTAAAAAAGAAGATCAACCTGAGCCTAAAGCTAAAAAACTTGGTAAGAAAAAAGTTAAAGCTGATGACGGTTCTGAGGGTGATGTGATTGAAAAGAAAGATAAATTTAAGGAAGACGTAGACGCTCTAGTTAAAGACGAAGACACATTGTCTGAAGGCTTTAAAGAGAAAGCTGCTACAATTTTTGAAGCTGCATTAAATTCAAAAGTAAATGCTGAAACCGCAAAATTAGAAGAGCAATATGCTTCTGATCTTGAGGGTGAAGTTGAAGCTATTAAAGAAGATTTGGTTGACAAAGTAGACGGATACTTAACGTATGTCGTTGAAAATTGGATGAAAGATAACGAGGTTGCAATTGAGCATTCTTTGAAGTCTGAAATCACTGAATCATTTATACAATCACTAGGTCAGTTGTTTGCTGAGCATCACATCAATGTTCCTGCCGATGCAGGAGATATCTTGGATAACCTATCCGAGGAAGCAAAAGATGCGAAGTCACAGTTAAACGATGCGACTGAAAAGAATATTGAATTGTCAGAAAAAGTGAAAACTTTTGAAAGACAAGACATTATCCGTGAAGCATGTAAAGGTTTGGCCGCAACTGAAGCTGCAAAAATTACTGAATTGTCAGAGGCTATTGAAGCTGAAGATAATGAAAGTTTTGCAAAGAAAGTAGCTACTATTAAGGAATCTTACCTTAACAAAGATACCCCGGCAGGAGATGCTCCAGAAGTGGACGCTATAACTGAAGATGGGGCGGAAACCCAAGTCGTAACTGATCAAATGCAGAGATACTTGGACGCGATGTCGCAAAAATAATTAATCCATAGGAGATAAAAATGGAAGAAATTAATCAAATACAATTACAGGAAAAATGGGCACCTGTACTTGATACAAAAAGTGCACCCACTATTGCAGACGCGCATAGACGTGCTGTAACTGCGGTTGTTCTTGAGAATCAAGAAAAAGCTTCTGTACGTGAACGTGCACAACGTGAAGGTATTACTGAAGCTGCTGCTGCCAATAAGACTGGTAGTGGTATAGAAAATTGGGAACCTGTTCTCATTAGCCTAGTACGTCGTGCAACTCCAGCACTTCTAGCATTCGATTTGGTTGGCGTTCAGCCAATGACTGGTCCAACTGGTCTAATCTTTGCTTTGAAGAGCCGTTATACGACTCAGGGTGGTACTGAAGCACTATTCAATGAAGCTAACACTGAATTTTCTGGTGCAGCTGCAGGAACAGCTAATGATTCAACTGATCCATTTGCTGGTGATTCATCAGACGGTGACTCTGTTGATGACTATACACCTGGTCCAGGAATGGCTACAGCAACTGCTGAAGCATTGGGTACTACTGGTTCACCAGCAATACCTGAAATGGCGTTTTCAATCGATAAGACTACTGTGACTGCAAAGTCTCGTGCTCTTAGAGCTGATTACACTATTGAAATGGCTCAAGACCTTAAAGCGGTACATGGTCTTTCTGCAGAAACTGAATTGGCAAACATTTTGTCAACTGAGATTCTTGCTGAAAT